CTGTATAGTAATGCACGCTACAAAGAAGCATTGTAGTGATCACACTACATATCTCCCAATTGTGTAGCAGATCGTAGACATCTGTAAAATGTTCATGATCGCAGACACCTAATTATTTACCTCATTATACCTGATTGGGTATGATTCATGAGTGATAAATCACAATTATCACCGCAAGGGTATATTGTCATGTCGATTAATCCGCGTTTTCTATACATGAGAGCGTTGATATGTACACGCTATCGACATTTTCTTTATACAAAGACACTTTAAGTAAACCAGACTTTACACAAAAGACCCCCTTTTGCACTTGCTCACAGACAGAGGTGTGGGGGCAAAATTCTTATAGTCCCTTGATCATATCCCTATCCCAATCCGATAGCCTAGAATCTTCTATCTTTTCTTTTAATGCCTTGCTCAATCTCTCCCTCTCCAATTTCATGCCACCATACCCACCAGGAGAACTATCCGAATCCAACTCCAACTCATTAGCCAGACTCCTCAATAGCATGATGCTCGGCTTATTCCTCTCACTAGGTGGGTATCTCAATGTCATCGTGTCCAACGGTACTCCCCATCCCATATTCATGTCAAGTCTAGGTTGTTGTAAAAGAAACTAAAAGGGAAGGAAGTTTCCAGATATAGGTTTTTTTTCATTGGGGCATGTCGCACATACGCGCCCTATATATAGGTGATGGTACCCACTCCCACCACCCGAAGAGATTCCTTTGGGAGAGCCTAGGGTGTAGTGTCCACTATCTCCGCGTCGATTACCGGCGGGACCGGCAAGGTTGGCGAAGGAACCGGCAGTGCCGGTGAACCAGGCAACGCACTAGGTGAAGGACTGAAGAAAGTTACTAGGAATTGGAAAGGATTAGTCTGTTGTTCAGTTCCCTTTTCATAGTCTCCTGACAACTTGGAGAGTATATTAACTGCCTCTAATTTGTTAGGCATTTTCACTCTCTTTTTAACATTGCCCATTTGATCTATGTCTTCGCTATATTCCTGACATAGTGGAGAGTCTTTATCAACCTGACCGGCTGGTGTTCTAGCAACGCTAGAGAGAAACGCTTTCCGCTCTGCAAGACTCATGACCGTCTTTTCCCATTCAACCTCTTTAGCTTTTTGAATCGCTTGGGAAACTTTGGGAGTCTTTATCAACCTGCAAGCATCTGAAGCGGCATTCTCAATGCTACTGGATTTGTATCCAGCCAACAGATATGCTTTGCTTAATGGCATACCTTCCAAGTGGTATTTGATGAACTGACTTTGCTTTGGGGATAACTTAGCAACGCTAGGGAGATTTTTCTTGTTCATGGTTCCCTAGCTTTTACCCCTTTAAGCTTCCCTAGTCAACCTTATGCAATTCCCTCGTCAACCTTGGCTTGTGAGTCGCCTTGAAGCAGAGCTTGGAGAGAGTGATGTCTGATCGTAACCAATATTGGACGTTTTCTAATTGTAGGTGTTAAGAGAGAAGAGAAACTGATTCAGTCTTAACCCATAAGCTGAAGAGTTAGCCCAGGAAGAATGGTCGCTTTGCGCTCCCATATTTTAACCATGAGACTCGTGATTCTGTCAACAATAAAAATATGCATTACCCCATAAAAATATCTTGCAAGATTCTTTTAGTATGGTATTGTAGTTGTAGTGATTGACTACGGAACCCGATAAACACTGGCTCTAGAGGCGATCACAAAAAACAACACAACACAAAAAAACATGAAAAGCACCATCACAATTGAAATCAGCGAAGATCAAATCCTATCAGCAGTAACAATGAGTCATCGACTACAGCTTGAGGGAACAGACTGGCAAGAGGCGGCACACATTGCCTTAAATTCACGCCTGGTCAATCTGCCTCGTCTTGAAATGCTGGATGAGTCCACGCAGGAAGAGTTACGTTATAGGATGGAAAGCGAGCCTTTCGAGAATTGCCCTTGCAGTGCTTGCCACAATCAAAACTTCCTTTACTAATTACCCCAACCCCTCACCTGGTAACACCATGAAAAAATCCGACGTCATCCTTGCCTGGAATCGCTCCAAGCAACTCCACGCCCTAACCCTACGCTTGGCAATCCTGGGAGCCGTAGCCGCTATCCTGGCGGCAAGAATCGCTTACCTGATCAACAACTAAATCCCAACCCACTAAAAACATGACAACTTGGAAAACAACAACAGAAGAAAAATTCTGGGAAATGCTTGGAGTGCTTCCACCAAAATATCAAAAGGGAGGAGCTTTCCTAATGGGTGAGCCTTATAGTAACCGACGTTGCACAATATCGGGGAATTATTCCGATACCTTTCAAGGGTTCAGGGAATTTTCCACCGCAATTTTTGAAGAGACAAGCGAGCCAGTGACGAAGCTGGAATTTCTTGAGCTTATCAAATAACCAAAAATAAAAGGAGATAAAAATATGAACACGCCACAAATTACAAATTGCAAAAAAAACCTCATGGGTACGATTTCATTCATGGGAAAATTCCCAAAAATGAGAAAAGCACAAGATTTTATTGTGTACCCTATACAAGACGCACCTAATCCCGAAAATGTAACAATAAAAATTCAATCATACACAAGAATTGGATTGATAAACCTATTCTCGGGAGCTTGTGAAATGAGCCAGCCGCACCAAGGAGGGGCTTATTTCATCCACCTTGCAACAGATAAAAAGGAACACTTCATGATTAGCAGGGAAGATTGCATGATGCTTAAAGGATGGATCAAAAGCACCGGAGGTGTTGAAGTTGGAAACAATGGCATCATGTATTGTGACAATACGGGAGCAATTAGCATATAACAACCCCAAAAAAACATGAACATACAAACCGCCGCCGATATCTTGTACGGAAATTCCGTAGAGAGAACCACGCTAAAATTCACGCCTAACTTGGAGGAATTCCAACCCCTACGGGCGAAGAGCATCCAGGATAGCCTAGAAAGCATCATTGCAACGTGCGAAGCACTTAACCGAGAGATTGAGGCGATCAAGTACGCCTTGGAGAACAAATAACCGCCGCCGACTAACTAACTGAAAAAAAGGAGAAAATATGAACCCAACACCTTATCAGATAATATTAACCGCCGCCTTTCTAGGCTATCACGTCACCGAATACCAGGCGGTCGAGATCGCCGCCCTATGGAGAAAATCTTGGGACAGCATGGAGAATGCCATCAGGGATTATTTTGCCGCCTACGAATAACCGCCGCCGTAACCCTTAACTGATACGAATATGAGCAAAATAACATTAGGAAAAAACATGGTAAACGGATTCTTTTCCGTTGCAGATGGTGACATTTATACGCTGGCAGATGGAAACGCCGCCGTAGTAACAGCAGCAGGAGGGAATTATTGGACGCTACGCCATGCCGCCGCCGATGGAAAAGCCGACTTTACAAGGCCACCAGTTCCCGAATGGGAAAATGTGGATGGTCAGTCTGCAATGGTACATATGATAAATAGGGAGTATTTTCTCCATAACTGAACCGCCGCCGCCATGAGCAAAACATCACAACTAACCCTTAACTTGGTCTGCATGATGCGAAACCCGAAAGCATGGAGATTCTACCTTTCGGGAATCCGTAGAGCAATTCAACCCTAACTGATACAATCATGAACGAAAAAACCGCCGCCGCATTAACTGAAGCAAAAGCATTAGTCACCAGCATAGAACCTCTGTTCTACAACTTGATACGAACCTCACAACATCACGGCTTGGATACCATCCAAATCAGCACGTTGAGGGCAAGGGAAATCGCCGCCGATTTACTTGTCCTTAAAAAAAGATTGCAAGATTTGCAAATAACTGAAATAACAGCAGAGTCAACAATTGACAGGCATCTAGACAGGATGTTCAACCTATAACCACAACCACAAATAAACATGAAAACCGATTACACTTGCAAGAACGAAGAGTGTCAGCACGACTTTGAAGTCAATTTTGAACCAGCATCCCGAAACCGAGGGATGCATGGAACTTTTGAGGATGCCGAGCAGGGATCATCCGCATCATGCGATCCCTCCGAGTGCCCCAAATGTGGGGAGGAGGTTTCTACCGAGGATGTAGAATCCGATTGTATGCCCGACCCCGACGATTACATGGAGCCTGATTGGGAATAATATGAGAGCAAACGAATACCTGGGCGACCGCCCGAATCTTAACTGGTGCGTGTTCCTTTTATTTCTCTACCGAGAGTATGATTGGAACTTGACTTCACCTAGATTTAGATCAACATATTTTCCTATCAAAAAAGTCTTGCAAGGGACTAAAACATCAACCACATTATCACGATGACAACCACTGAAACAACTGCCGAAACTATTACCGCACCAGCACCAAAGACCAATGCTTTCCTTGGACTCTATGTACCGATGGAGCTTAAAGCCAAGATCCATGCCGCATCTAAATCCGAGCGTAGAAGCATGAGCAGTTTTGCTGTTGGTGTATTTGAGGAATACTTCAACGAACCAGCACCAGCCCAATGAGCAAGACCCTAGCCGCATTGATTTTGATTGCATCTCTCATAGCTTTAGCTGTACTTACAATGCCACGATGAAAAACGGACTCTACGCAAACATTCATGCCAAGCAAGAACGCATAGCTAAAGGATCAGGAGAGCGTATGCGTAAGGCTGGCGAGAAAGGCCGACCAACTGCAAAGGCTTTCAAACAATCAGCAAAAACCGCGAAAAAGAAATAACTATGGCAAGCGAAAAATGGCAAACAAAGGCTGGCAAAAATCCCAAAGGTGGACTCAATGCCGCTGGAAGAGCAAGCTATAACAAGGCTCACGGAGGGCATCTCAAGCCTCCTGCACCTAATCCTAAAAGCAAAGCAGATGCAGGACGTAAAGCCTCATTTTGTGCGAGGATGAAAGGGATGAAGGCAAAGCTAACCAGTGCAAAGACCGCTAAAGATCCGAACAGCAGGATCAATAAAAGCCTCCGAGCATGGAAATGCCACTAACCAATTTCTTTTGGGATTTACTCAAGAGATTAACCAACAACAACCATGTCACATACACTAGCAG